CGTTTTTTAGCAGCTGCTTTATCTCTTTTATCCTTACTCATTGCAGCTCGGTCGTCTGCATCACGACAATATGGTTTGGTTGTTTGACCTGGTTGTTTGGCACATGGTTTTCCATCATATTTACCACCAGTTTGTTTCCATCCTCCACCTTTGAACCAGTCTCTAAGTGAGTATCCTTTGTCTTTGGCAGATTTTCCATCACGTTTTTCGGATATGATCGATTCTGAAACTCCTCCGCCATTAGAACCCCCATTAGATTTCCCATTCCCATTTCCATTGCCATTTGTGTTATCTGCATTATCGTTCTCTCCTTGTTCTTCTCCATTCTCCTTACGGAGATACCCACCTAAACCCACACGGTATCCTGTTGGAATCCGTTTGCATTTTTTATCGGTATGGCAATAATAGTATCCTTGCTTACACTTTTTCATCAATAAAAAAGTAGATTACTCTTTATTATTTAGAAAACCTTGTTTTAGCATTTTTTGAAGTTCTGAAGTAGAACCTACAAAAACCGCATTGTTAGTAACATTATTTGTGGTCTTTTTAGACTCATCCTCAACGTCTTTTAGTTTCTTCTGTAAGTCAATTAACTTATCAGTAGTATCAGCAACACTCTTAATCAACTGTCCTGCGACCTCGTATGCCCTTGGACTGCCTCCTTCCCCTGCAACCTCCATAATGCCGTTAATTGCCTCCTGACCCTTCTCTATGAGGGAATAGAGGTTTGCACGACTATACTCATAGTCCTTCTCAATATCTACTTCTTTAGATTTTACAATCTCTGGTTTTTTCTTAACAGGTTCTACATCAACAATATCACTTGTTGTATTCAATGCTTCATCGATAGGATCATAATTATTACTCATATCAATCAAATATCCTCTTGTCTTGTTGGACTATACTTCTTACTATCACTAAAGTCATACCAATTTTCATCAAATCCAAAGTCGTCTTCTGGACCTGCAGTAATTGGATCTGGGGTAACAGTATATCTGACCTCACGTTTTGCTGTTTGTACGTTTGTATCTGTATAGAAATCTGCCTGAACTTTCTTGATAAGTCCATCGGAAGATTCTGCAATCGGACCAAACAGATATGTTTTTGCAGTGAATCTTAATGTATATATTAAAGCACGTCTTGTTTGAAACGTTCCCTCATAGTCGTCTTGAAAATTTACACTATCCAAAACAATTGGAATATCTCTTTTTTCTCCAATAGAACTTACTAAATCTACAGTTAAATTAAATGATGGTTGAAAAAATGGTAATATCTGTTCTATAATTTGCAGTGCATCATCATTCAATTTACTGAAAATATTTAATTCAAATGATAGGTTATAGGGAACTGGCATAAACACTTTTTTCATTTTGCCATTGTTCTTATCAACAGCTTTAAATGTCTGTGTTACTCCAGTCTTTCTAGTAGGATCATATTGAATACCACTCATCTCAAAGGACATTCTAGGGAGAGTAATTGCAATTGATTTTGTCAATTGTTCTTGCTCTTGAATCTTTGCTAAGAACTTTTGCATCGGTCCATAAGAAAGACCAACTTTAGTTTCATCTAAAACACTACCATCACTTTTGGTATGTCTAATGTAGATATCATTAAACAATGTTCCAAAACTAATAATAGTTTTTCTAATAATTTCGTGATAAAAATAAGTTCCCAGCATTAGAAAGTTCCAAATGGATTTGATTCTGTAAAGTCTAATATGTTATCTGCCTCAAGTTCTATCTCTTCATTTACATCATATGGATTATCATAGCTATCCGTGTCATAACTTTGAACCACATACTTAGCAGAAGAAATTGATCCTACAATAATTTCACCGGCAATAAACTTACCTGTATTTAGTGATACACGTAGATTAGTAGTTTCTAGAGAACTTCCTGATGCCGGTATTGATACTCTAAAGTCCCTAACTCTTCCGGTTGTTCCCGAAGTTTGTCCAGTAACTTCTTCATTATACTCGAATGTACCTACACCAACGGTTGCAAATCCTGCAAATTCAATTGTTGGTGCAGAAGTATATCCAATTCCACCTCCAATAATTCTCAATTGACTAATCGCGCCAACATTATCAATTTCTGCAACAGCAGTGGCAGTAGTTCCTGTTCCTGGAGAACCAATCGTAACAATCGGTGCACTTCCATATCCCCTACCACCATTTGTAAGTGATAGTGTACTGACACTAAATTCTGTAGTGCCGATTGAACAAGTAATAGCAGCTCCAGATCCACCCCCACCAGTAATTGTAATTGTTGGTGGTTTAGTATATCCAGATCCACCATTAGTCAACTCAAGTCTTTGAATCGACTGAACATTTCCTTTATTAGTCGTGATTGCAACTGCAGTTGCTCTTACATCTCCTCCAGTAATATCTGGGGGATCTGAGAATGTTACTGTTGGTGTAGTGATATATCCACCACCATCGTCATTTATGAATATTTGATTCACAGATCCACTAGAAATTCCTGCAGTGGCAGTTGCAGTGATTGCAGTTCCAACCAAAACCAACGAAGTAATATATCCTTCGTCCTCTACAGTATTGTCAACTTGTTCAATATTAGTATCAATAAGTTCATTCTCATACTCATAAAGTTCACAACTTAATTCATAAACATAATTTTTTCCTAATTGATAAAATGGTTTTTCGGACTCTACTCTTTTAATTTCAAATAATCTTTCACCTAGTGGGAAATAAATCAAATCTCCTTCCTTCGGTCTTGTAATCAAATCTGCAAAATCATACTCAGTAATTCTACCTTCTCTAATTCCTGAAGAAATACCTTCTAAGAATGGAGCAACAAATTCTTCATATCTTTCTCTAGATATTGTTAGACTTACTTCGTTTTTTAATCTAAGTCCAAACTTAGTCATTATGTCACTATCAGGAGCATATCCATCATAATTATTGATATATGCTTCCATCATAAAAACATCATCAAATTTTGATGATTGAATTTCACGAATTATATTGTCAGTTTTAAATATTTTTCTGGGTAGATAATATATGTCTACACCATAAATTTTTAATTGCTCATTAATTAAATCCTGAACGAGAAACTGCTCGTTAGAAGATCCTTGCAGAAAGAATGGATTTAATGCCATAATTATTACCCAATAAAGTCCAGAGGTGGCATTTCATAATCGGATGTCATCTTTTGCCTTATTTCCGCAAGATCTCTTTCTCCATCCTCATATAATTGCCGTCCATTTAATTCCGTTCCTCCAGGAAGTTTTACACCTTGGAACTTAATTAAATTCTGACCCCACTGCTTTTTAATCAAAGCTGTCAAATATTGTTTTACAAAAGTATCGTTATAGACTTTTGAAAAGTTTGCAGGATCTAATGCTCTGTAACAATCTATAATTAAATAATCTCCAGCATTCTGAGATCCCCAATCAATATCAAGATACATTCTACCTTGTCTTTTGTTAAATCTAATCTGCTTATCAGTTGTTAACAAGAAATCAATATCTTCAAGATATGTTTTGGTCATTGAATATTGCAACAATTCGACAGAATTGAAATAATACAAATCGTTCAAAAATAATTGATATTTGATACTGAACATTCCACCAGAGATAGAACTTGCATCAAACTTAAATACCTTTTCTATACCAATTACCGAATCTGGAACTTGAATATAGTTATTATTTTCTTCGTAATTGAATTGAGTAGTTAATCCCACACTGTTGGAAACAGTTGTGGTAGTAATTCCACTTACACCAGGATCTGATGGTCCTTTTCCTCTATCAATATCATCCTGAGTTATTTTATACTTCAGATACATTCTTTCGACACCATCAAAATGTCTTTCATTGAAAAACTGTATGGTATCATCAACTAAATCATCAATTTGCTCATCAGCAACATTAACTTCTAATACTGGGGCTCCTAGTTTTCTTAGGGAGTAATCAATCAGTTCTTGTCTAGTACTTGGTTTTGCCATCAGTATTCTCCTCCATCAATTAATCCAGCTTCAAGTGTTCCTGAAACAAAAACATTGTTTTGGAAGGTTGATAATCCAACAAAAGTAGAAAGTCCAGCAACTTTAGCAGAAGGAGCAATAACTCCATCAGATCCACTTAATGTTAAAGCAGTACCGACGTTAATTATGTCATTAGCACCATCTATAACAACACTTGTAGTACCAAAAGTAGCAATACCCGAAACAACAATGTCTTTGGCATTAAAGGAACCTCCTACAAAAAGATCACCACCAGTTGTAGTAATTCCGCCTGTTGAAGCAAGTGATGTAATACCTGCAATGCTTAGACTTCCACCTATAGAAACATTGCTGTTAAATTGGGACTGACCAACAAAAGTAGAAGCTCCACCAACTCTAAGATCAATAAGTTCTGATGATCCGAGTACCTTAAATAACGTACCTACAGTCGCAATACCAGATACATCCCAATTTCTTGCCGTTGCTTCATCATATACCAAATCATCTGCAACAAAAAGATCTCCACCAACATAAAGATTACCACCTGTTGTTGTGATGCCACCCGATGAAGCAAGTGTTGTTACTCCAACTGTTTGGAAAGTTCCGTTGATCTTTGCACGATTTAAAACATCTAATGATGCATTAAGATCTATATTTGATGAAAACGTGGATACACCTGCTACAGTTAATCCACTTCCAAAGTTAACATATTTTCCAACACCCAATCCACCAGAAACTGCTAAAGCACCAGTTGTGGGGGAAGAAGAATCTGTAGAATTTGTAAATGTAACTAAACCCGTTACAGTCAATTTAGATGCATCTATTGCATCTGTCATGAAAAACTTTTCTGTGGTTAGATCCCACACCAGGATCATACCATCTTCAGTCTTTCTAGCAGAATCTACATCAGTTAAGTTTACTAATCGTGTAGGTGGTGCAGACGCATTAGATAAGACACGAATTACATTCTGCGAACCAATTCTGTCGTTAATATTCGGCATTACCTAGTTACTCCCCCTCGTAGTAGTGCTGTGCCTTCGACAGCTTTATACTCTCTACCAGCATTTATAATTTTTACATCATATACATATCTTCCAGGTTTCAAACTAACTGTTTGATTTGCAGTCATTGAAATGGAAATGATACCTAGATCAGGACTAGTAATTGTAGATGCAAAAGATACTGATGTAGATGCTCCATAATGCTTTCTCATTTGTGCCGTTGTGGAGGCATCTGAAAGAATTAAGGGAGCATTTGTTCTAGTATCCTCCAATTGAAAGGATGTATCAAAATCAAATCCCTGCTCAATCACTATGTTGGATACATAAACAGCCATTATTATTGATGCTAATATACCTCTAGCTATTTATATTATTTCACTGGGCAATCATTTATTTAGAAATTGTTTCAACATCTCCTTGATTTCATCTATATCTTTCCTCATATCATCAAGTTCTTTTTTATGAGATTTTTGATTTTCTATCTTTTTTAATCTTTGATTGTAAGATGCAGTATCATAATTTATAATTGCACCAGTTTCCTCATCTCGGTAAAGATGAGGATGATCTTTTACTTTTGTTAGTTTCTTCATTGTAATGCAAGTGTTCTTAGATCTCTTATAATAGGTGAAGCAGACTGATTTGTTCCAGACATAATTATTTTGATTCTATATCCACTGAAATTACCAAGATCATTTGCAGTAAATTCATATTCTAAGAATTGTCCATCTTCACTAGCAGGAACTCTAACATCAGGTCTACCACTATTGAGACCTGGAGTAACTACTTTTGTAGATCCGTCAGAAGCAGACTCTAAATTATCAAATCCAGGGAACAATTCAAATTCTTGATCAATTCCAACAGAGTCATCTCTAATTAAACTATAAAGAACTCTGATATCAGAGGACTCTGGTCTAAATGCACTAAAGATTACCTTCAATGAAGATGCTTCTTGTGCAAGATTTACTGTATTAGAAACGTAAACTGCATTATGTGGATCCTCATTAATACTCTTAACCAAATCACTTGACGCAAAGTTGGTTATAGGAGCATTTATATCATTTGAAATTAAATCTGCTGTAACAGTTCCAGTTTCAAGAAGATAAATTATTGGTGAAATATTTTTATCCGTGGTGTTCATGGTTACAGATGCAGTCAAGGATCTTCTACCAGAAACATTTTCAAATTGTGATTGATTTAATTCATTAACTCTTGAACATACCAATCTAGTAGTGCTAACTCTATTATTAGCATTAAGAACAACTGGTTCAACAGAATTGAGTAGCTGGAAAGATACTTCTGATCCATCAATACTAGTTCCGGTAGTAGATCTAATTACCGCACTAGCAGTTGTTTCCTCTCCAATAATTTCAACAGGAATATTTGGTTTAATTTCATTGTATACTCTATTTTCTGAAGTTCTAATCTGACTTCCACTATTAACAGATTCACTACTAAATGAAAGTTGTGGTAAATTTGCAGCATCAACTGATCTGTTCGTTCCATTTGCAGATCTATCTATTTCAATATAGTATCTGTCACTATCAATATCAATATTAGTATCACTTAAACCATTAATATCATGAGTGATGTTATTAATTCTTCTCAAAGAAACACCACCAAATTCATACTTAGAAATAGTATCTCCAGAATCATGAGGTTGAACAATAGTGTTATCTACTCCTCTAGCTACAACATTTAGTTGTGTCGAACTTGCTGTTGTCACTCCAATAATCTCACTTCCAATTTGAACGAAACAAGTATTTGCTGCACCACTGGCAACACCTTCAAAGTTTTCAAATATCGATGTATTTACAACTGTAATTTGATTGTCTGTAGTACTAAAATTGCCGGTCAAAGTAGTTGGAGTGGTATCAGTTTCAACATCAGAAATTGTCAATTTATTATTCTTAGCATACATTCCATGATTAAAATGATTTACTTCTAAGAAACTGCCAGAATTTAAATCAGTCCCTTCATTATTACTCAGTACTTGAGTCGATCCTAAAGAAACAATGGTTGTAGCACCACTGTAGTAACTCAGACCTGATCCTACAGCACTATCAAACTGACCCTGTACACTTCCAAGATACAAAGTATCAACACCAGTAATAGATGCAATCGTAATAGTTGCATCTCTTCCGGTTCCAGAGGATACAGAACTAGTAACAATGCCAACAACATCACCAACCTGATATCCATTACCTTCTTCAACAATAACTGGTGTTCCTGATATTGCTCCACCAGCAGCAGTAATATTGAGCTTTAATCCACTTCCTTGTCCAACAATATTGTAAGTGTCTACACTTGTATCAGAAACATAATTTGCACCAGTCTCTGTTACTGAAATTGTATCAACAGAACTTCCTGTACCAACAATATGACCAAATGTTCCGGGATTAGTTCCAGCAATTTTTCTGCCAACACTTAACGTACTAATCAAAGAAGAATTTGTTGTAGTTGTAATTCCAAGAGTAGTAGTTTTTGGTAAAGAAACTAAAGTAGTGTTCGTTTGATCTGGTAATATTGGAGTATTTCCAAAATGTGCTATTCCAGGTGTATTTGGAGTAAATTCTGCTTTATATAATTTGAATTTAAGGTCAGATTCTTGTGCAGGAGTCCAAATAGATCCATTTTGAGATTTAAACAGACTTCCGATTGCAAATTGCTTGGAATATCTAACTGCTTCGGCATCAGGTAAATTTTGAGTGTTTACCGTCTTCTCACCCATTTTTGCAGTCCAAACTTCATACTCATCTGTAGTTGGTGCAATTAGAACCAATGCATACTCTTGTCCGGGAGGTAAAAATATAGGAGTTGGGAAAATTACTTCCGTGGCGACTTCTCCAGTATCAGAAACCTCAATTTCTGAAGGATTTAAAGTTACTGCATCTCCTATTCTTGTGAGTGTTGGAATCCCCAATTCCATAGTTCTAATTTCCACATCAATTGCATCATCTCCAGATGCTTTATTGCCAAAGAACAAATCAACTTTTGTCAATAATACACCTTTTTTATCATTTGCAGGATTATATGAATTTGGTGCTTCAATATTTCCACCAACTGTAAATGATTGTGCTAACGGATCTCTTCTTACAACTCTGGTTATTGTAGTTGTAATAAGATTTTGTATTTGTCTTGTAACTTTAATTCCAGTCGCAGTAAATGTTGTACTACCGTTTGAACCAAGTTTGCTTCCTGGTAATGGTTTTTTATTTTCAGAACTACTTGTTATAGTATAAGTTTTAACACCAGTTTGTATTCTTGGATTTGGTGCAGGAGTTCTATTAGGATCTTTGATAAAGAACGATCCTGTAACAAAGCCATTTTCATTGGTGACTATTCTTCTATCTTTAACATAAGCAATTGCCCCACTGCTTTGTCCAATCAGTTTTGCACCTTTTACAATATATCCATAGAAGTTTTCATTAGATCTATTTGTAAGAGATTCTATATCAATATTGAGAACTTTAGAAGATTGACTATAAGAAGATTGAACCACTTCTGATCTTACATATGGATTTGATCCATATGTTTTTGATGGTGTGGTGTAGTTTCCTTCTCTATGATTAGATTGTGCTAATCTGAAGGAACCAATAGTTTTACCATTATGACGTGCAATTACAGTTTCACCTTCCGCAAAACTATTTTCGGAAGATCCATAATTTTGTAATGTAGAATCTGTTGCAATTTCAACCAGTTTGGGAACAAAATCAACATTACCGTGATTTCCTAAGAATTGATAATGTCTGGTAAATGGTTTTAGAAGAGTTCCAGTAAAAGTAACATTTCTTGTCCAAATATATTTTTCATTTTCTGATGAAATTATAACATCACTTCTTGTAGTTGAACTCGATGTTATTGTCCTATTGCGTCCTCTAAATTCCCCAACAGTTCTTCTTACGGTTCTTCTGTCAGTTCTTTCGGGCAAATAAACTGTTCTAGTCCAACTCCAAGATGGTGGATTAAGTTGTATTTGTCCATTATAATCAATTACATGGAAAGGATTGACATTTTCTACACGAGTAGCTAACTCTTGAGAAATCCAATCTACACTATTATACTTGAGTGTAATTATATTGCCAGTTTTTTGTACATTGGGATCTAAAAGAGTATAATCAGTATTCAAATCAACTCCCTCTGTTAAGGGGAGTGGAATAAGGGTTGCACTATTACTTAATTTTCTTGGAGTTAACTGATTAGAGTCAGTGTCTGCTGAAGTTAGGTCTCCATCCAATAAAGTTCTATCTGCAAAATCATCAACAAAGAAACCAGACTTAAACCTATTATTTCCATCAGCATCTTCAATTCTAAGTGCTTCGGTATTAATTTCCAGAAGAGAAAGTGATGTAACTCTTTCTAGATTTTCTACCCTATCTTCGAGAGTACCAATATCTCTCATTGTATATCTTCTATTATCGATGAGAGTTATTTCTGCATCATCGACATTATACAAATATGCAGGAAGTGAAATTTCTGCAATTTGCATCAAATCATCACTAGCATTTTCTGGTGGATTTGGATTTAGTGATGAAATTCCTTTGGTTACAATAATACCAGAGAATTTGTCTAGATAAACTCTATCAATTCTAGGTAAGTAGAAATCATATCCAAGTAAAGAACTTTCTCCTGCCTTTAAGTTGTAATTTATAGCAGTAGAGAAATTTCTAGAACTAAATGCAAATGGAGATGCTGATGTTCCTGGATTATCCGCAACTCTTGGTCTAAAGTCTAAAGTATCAGAAGCTCTAACCCGATTAGGTCCAATTTCTGGAATATCTTTAGAGAATCTAGCAGCATCATAACTTAATACCGTAAACACATCACCGTTATCGGATGATGGAACCGTATAGTGGTCAAATACTACCAATAATCTCTTTTCTGGAATCAGAGATCCAGTTTTTACAAGACGTGAATAATCATAAAATTCATTTTTCTGACCTTTATCTAAATTATAGTTATTAGTAAGGTCTTTATATTGTCCAATTGTTATTACTTGAATATTTGATACAATATTGGATTCTTTAAATGTTACAGTTTCTCCCAAAGAGAACTGTTCAGAATTCAAATAAACTATACCCAAATTATTGGTTTGTGGTTTGGTTACTACTCTAGCAATTGCTCCACTATCCGAACCAACAATATCCTCACCAATAACAGCATCATTATCGACGTTTGACAGTGCTGGAAACTGTACTCTAGTCAGAACAGGATCATTATTACTGGTAGACTCATATACTGCCAGAACTTTAACTACATCAGGATATCCTAAAGAAATTTGGTCATCTTGAACTCTAAGACCATAATACTGATTGTATGTTAATCCATCATTCAAAGTAGACTCTGGAGTTGACCCCGATTGAGACAATTTTGAAAGATTTATATTTTTTACTGTACTTCTAGTATATTCCTTCGTTTTGCTACGAATATCACTCTTCTTAAGAGTTACATTTACGATACTATTTCCACCACTAGCATTCAATCCAGAAATCTCTGCACTACTTCCACCACCAGTCAATTTAAATGCATCTGATGTAATGGCACCGATGCCATTTCCTGAAGAATAATGAACAGAATATCTCTCCTGATCAAAAGATTCAAATAAACCAGTGGATATTCCCACTGATGATAAATCTGTAGCATCTAATGTAATTGTAGTTGCAGAAATAGTTTTTGCAAGTTGCTTACTAATTAAAAGTTGGGAATCTGCAAGATTTACAGATGAAATATTTTGTTCTGGAAGAACTGCATATAAAAATGCATTTTCATTATTCCTTAATTCTGGAATTCCCAACTCAATACTGTAAGTTGTATTTGTTGGAGTATTAGTCACAGTACCATCAAATACCCCTGCCACTGAACCTGGAGTGGCTATGGTAAGAGAAGATAAATCTGCAGAAACTGCGGTTACTTTATTAAATCTTTCGTCACCAGTTCCAGTTTGATATCTTACAATATCTCCTACCTTAACTCCCGAGAATAACTTACCCGCACTCTTTAAAGTGTTTCCTCCACTGATCTTTCCTTCAGTGATTCCGTTCGAAAACTTTCTTCTACTTAAAACACTGTCTGCAGTGAATACTGGAAATCCGGCGGCATTTTGTGCCACAGATTTAATATCTCTAGTTCCATATGCAGTTACAGCAGTTGCAACGATTGACGTGTCTACACCATTAATATTCAGTTGCTCTCCATTAAAAAATGTTCCAGAAGTTTGATTCAAAGAAACACTAGTAGAGTTGCTGGTTGCATCTACAACATATCCACTAGCACCACTACTCTTACCCTTAACAAAAGATGATTGTGCCAGTGATGTGCTAGTATTGAGTGTTAAGTCAGTTTGCGTTTGGATGTCATAAAGATACAAATCCCACTGAGTCGATGCTCCAGTGTATGCAGCATCAGTAAGATTGAATCCATAAACTCTAGCCTGTCCAATAACAGGAGGAACTCCATCACCTTTAAATTGCGATTTTAAGGTCACAATTTCATTTTCTTTGGGAGCACCATCGACGTTATTTACTCTCAACAAATGTCCCATTTCATATGGAATATTTGCAGATTCGATAGTTTCAGTATCTCTTGGTTTTTCTACATCAATTGTATTTGCAACATCTACTTCTACATCATATCCCTTTACATATGCTTTTCCAGGAGATACCTGGACGCACATTAAATCATCTGAAGGATCGTTTCCTTGTTCTGTAACCTCTGTATCAAGGTAAATCCCATCATTACCCAATCTATCATTTAAACACTCTAAAATATTAAGATCAAATTCGTCTACTGCATAACTTCCAGATTCATCATAAGTTCTTTCTGCTATATAATCTCTGATTATATTATAGACAGATTTGTCTACGACTTTCTTAATAGCACCATCTTCAACACGAAGAATTTCTATAAAGTTTGCATCACTTAAATCATTAATTGGTTTCTTTGTTAAAGTTAAAGAAATTTTTAGTCTATCTGCACCTGGTGCTGCAAAATTAGTAAATCCCTTTGCATTATCATATAATGATTCGTCATCTTTAGGACCAACCAACAATTCATCCACTCTCAAACCAATCCTATATGTTGGAGTGTTTGTATAATAATCTAAAATTATTGTCTGCTTTGATACATTTACAAATGTTCCTCTGACAAAATAAACTCCGTTATCTATTGAAACTGCGGATCCTATTGAAGTTGCATCATCCGCAATCAATGATGCAAATGGAGTTCCTGCATTAATGGTAGTATTGCCATAAGTTACATTTTCACTGGCAGACAGTGACTCACCATCCAAGAATACATCTGAAGTAGAATCATCTCCAGAATTCTTATAATTGACATATATTGTCAAATCTGTAACAGAATCACTTTCTGATGTAAAAGCAACTTTTTGAATACTTGCAGTTACTCCAGAAGTTTGTCCGGTAATTGTCTTTCCAACAAAACTTTGAATATAAACAGAAACATCAACACCAAGATTAACTGCGTTTAGTTTTACTGCAGAAAATTGATTATCAAAGGTTGCAGCTCCAGGAAGAACCATAGAACCTTCTTTGAAAATATTATTTCCAAAAGATTCTACTTGATTTTGGAGAATTGACTGTAAAGTTGTCAGTTCTCTTGCTTGAACTGGAAATCCTGGTTTGAATAAAACTCTATAAAAGTTTTTACCTGCATCAAAGTCATCATAATATGGACTGATGTTTAAGTTTGTTTTTTGTGCCATCTTTTTTAGAATTCCAGGATGATTTTAACGTCTTCTTTTTGTCTGCTATCACGAGTTACAGAGGGTCTATTATCAATATAAATTATGTCGCCCGTCTTTTTATTTATCTCAGGATTTGCAAGTCCTCCTGTAAAAGTAACTCCCAAATCAATTTTTTTATTATTTTTCATCACATAATTTTGATTCTGATTCACATTCATTGTTGCACCAATTCCAGATACATTTATCTCATTTGAATTGCTAGAACTTGATACAAAAGAAACAACCTTTGCTCTGCTAGCAACATCTGATGATCCAGTATGATCTCCAGTAGTTTGATTCAAATATAAAGATCTATCTTGATAATATTTCAGTACTTTTGTTTCTTTATCATATGATGCAATATAAGCTTTGGCAGTATCACCAGCATTATTGGTAACTTGAGTTATGACAGAACCAATAACAGGTGTTCCAGAATATGCATCATTTAACATTATTGCACCAAGAGATGAGAAAGTGTCTCCGGTAAATGTTGTGCCAGCCCCAGCATATGTTTCGGGATTCTTGATGACTCCGACTTGAGAAAATGTAGTATCTATAGGAAAGTCTCTGGTAGAATCATCAAATCTGGCATACATCAATACTTTTTCCGCACCTAATTCTTTATAGATGTCATAACCATGCCCCTTAGATGGAGGAATAATTGGTATTAATGTACCACCTTCATACTGAACAATTCCATAAGTATATCCACTTCCACCATTAGTAACTGTAGCACTTGTGATACTTCCACCCTGAACTTTGATATTAACTTGTCCATTTTGCCCATCACCGAGAATAGGGACAGTTACTCCACCAAGAACAGTGTCTGCCAATCCTGTTCCCGCATCTTTTATAAAGACAGTTGCTATTTGAGTATTTCCAGTAGCATCAGAATTTCCACCTTCCCTAATAATTCCAATATCACTCGTATTACTTGCCGTTGCCCAATCATTTGGAAGAACGATATACTCAGTTGAATCGAATTTTATAACATCTGATGGAGAAATTGTGAACAGATATTTCCATCTATATCCATCACTTCCAGCATTTGGTATTCCTACACCAGTATGAATTGGTTCATTTAATGATTTTTGGGGATCTATTGATCCGGTTGATCCGTTTTCAATGCAAACATAAACTCTAAAATCTTTGTTAATTACATAGTAATCTGCATCATAAAGTCTCAATGCTTTAGAGACTGGTGCTTGTACATTTTGAGCACCGTCACCATAATCATGACGATACATATCATATCTCACATCTTGCGTCCACGTTCTCTTTTTGATTACTCTTCTTACGTTTGAAGATGTAAGTTTTTTTCCAAATAAGGAAGTGTCTCTATAATGAGAATTATATGAAAAATTATCTGCTGGATTTGGAGTATTCGTATTCCAAGTAGTAGATCTACCAAATCCTACCGCAGGTGAAGTGGGGTTTGACAGACCTAAAAATGCATAATATGAGTTTGCATTATCTGCAACGGATGCAACAAAATTCTCAGCATTTAGTATTCTAAATTGATCTGTTACGACGGCAGCCATATTATTTGTTTTTTAGATATTTATAATAAAATCAAGGAATTATAATCTTGGGTAATGCTCCAGTGCTTCTTATACCAACATTTCTTCTCTGAATTGTTGGATAAGTAGAAAGTCCTGATACAATATTACCAGAAACACCTATTGATATTGGATTTGATCTTGAAATAGTTCCAGTCGAAGAAAGTCTTCCCCATGAATAATTTCCAACTGGATTTTCAAACGATCCTGTCGTTCCAAGTCCAACTATTCCAGAATCGGATTTTACATTACATGTAATTATCCCAATAGTATTACCAGTTCCAGTGATAGAGTAGTCAGAAATGTAGTAGATATTATCTAAGAATGTTGTACCAACACCAACTACTGCAGTATCAGAATTGTCAATAGATGTCACACCAGATCCAATATTTGTATTATGAATATAAATTGGATAACCAGTTTGAATGCCTGCAAAATTAGTTGTAGCAACTTTATCGGAAGACCCTACATGATGTATTCTAAATTCCAATGCTAGTGGATTTGATCCTGTTCCTGTAGTAGTGGTTATTCCTGTAACAATTCCGGAGAATCCTTGAACTATAGAGAAGTTACTAATTGATTCAACTGAACCTACTGCTGTTGTAGAAATTCCATTTACCACAAATCCAGAAAAATCATCAGTAGGCAAATCTAAATCATATGCAAATAATTCTGCATTATCTACGAATATTTCATTATCTGAGGTAGAAATGTCCTTGATTACTTTGGCAATAGGATTTATCAAAGTTTCGAGAGAATCTCTAGACTTATAAACTATTTCTCCATTAATTTTTTGACCTCTCTTTTGCTTGACCCAAGCAAGAGGTCTATCATTGTCAATGTCAATGTTAGGACCAAAGTAAGCGTTAGTTTCAAATTTATCAGAGAACGACAAATCATAAACAGTTCTAAAGTCTTGATTTTTAGAAGAATCTTTCATCAATCTTACAGTATCTCCTCTTTCAATACTAGGAGTTGTGTCAGTGAAAGTTTGGCTATCAGAATTAGTTCCTCTATAGAAATATATTGCAATATCATCTTCTGGTTTTGGTGCTGTGGTGAATAAGAATGACGTTCCACCATTAAAGATGTAAGAAACCCCAGGATCCTGCAAAACTCCATTGATAAAGATAATCAATAGATTATCCATTTTAGTTTCTATTGAAGATCCCTGTTCTGCTTCAAAACTAAGCAATTCATTATTGTAGAAGAGTGGGAATCTTCTTCTAGTTCCATTTTGGAAGTTTTTGACTGAATCAATATAGTCAAGATTTCCAATTTCCCAGGCACAGAAATTATCTGAATAAACATCCAAAACAGTTAATTCAAATTCAGATAAAGGTGCAGACAATGATTTGTCAGTTACGAGTCCGACAGGTTTAATAACATCACCTCTACGGAACGAATAACCCTGTCTAGCGATTCTAAATTCGGTGACCTCTCTTAAAGTGGATCCTATACCAGTTGATGCTCCAACTTCCAGATCAACTAATAATCCAGATCCACAATCTGTAGTTGCACCAACACTCAATCTAGAAACTCCAGTAACAGGAAGATTTTGGTATGAGGGATACGATACAAAAATTTCAGTCTGATTTGAATAATTGGATCCTTGCTGATTAATTGTGAATCCTAAAGTTCCTCCGAGTCCAACTGGTGCTGCAGAAATTTCTGCACCAGATCCATTTCCAGTTGGATCATATACAGTAACACCAATAGAAACTATATTATTATATCCAGAACCATGAGTTCCACCAGTAAAATCAGTATTGATTCCTGTAATTTGACCACTACCATTAACTACAGCTGTTACTGAAGCACCAACAAGTGGTGCAAATCCAAGTCCAGAAGTAGATCCAAGAGAAACAATTATGCCACCTCTAGGAGTGTCATTCTGATTAATGTCGGATGCACTTTCGATAATATTAAAAGGTGCATCGGGATTTCTAATTCCACTGAATATAATTGTTGTCACTCCAACATTAGGAGAAGTTTCATGTTCAACAATAGAATAGTTATTATTGCTATTGTTGATTGTTGTTGGTGCTTGGAAAATATTATTTACGAATACGAATCCAGATCCACCAATAGTGCCAATTCCCAATACATTAGACCTATTTGACTTTAATGTAAATGTTCTACCAATACCAGTAAATTCGTCGGAAATGTCATCGTAAATTCTGTTTGTACTATAATTAGATCTTAAAAATACTCTTCCGGTAAAATCAGAAGTTTGGAAATCAGTATTAGACTCTGTTTTTTCAATAAGTGGGTTTCCTCTAGGTGGTTCTGTAAAGTGTATTGTATTTCCTACAATATTAAATCCACCCTTAAATAAATCTACAGTAGAATTGTTTGCATGTGTATTTGTAGAAGACCCAACAAATCCTCTTTCCACAATGACCAAATTTTCTGTACCAGTATTGGTGATAGGTCCTACATTTGTAGTGCCTAGACCAACATTAACAACCTTCATGTACTCGTCGTCTATTTTTAAAATATCTGTAGGATTAATTGTAGATATTCCAGACAATGCAAATACTGTAGATGATGCTCCGATTGACCCATAATTATCTACAGAATATGATAATTTAGTTTGAGTCAATGGATACTGAACTAATCCATTGATTGTAATTACTGATTTTGAATTTTGCTTATTTGCAGTAAATCTGTGAGCATTGCCACTACCACGAGATGCGATAGTTGTTCCTATACCACTATTTGCATTTGAGAGGCTAGTTGCAATTTTAAAGTTACTATCGTCAATCTTAATTGCATATACAGTTGATGGAACATTATCAACAGAATTCATTGTCATAGGAGATGCACTAACTCCAATAAAAGTAGAATTTGGAGTATATGTTAGTTCTTCTCCTGTTCTGAAAAAATGATTTGGAATAGTAAATGTTCCTGCCGAAGAAACAATACTAGTGCTAGATGGATCAAAAACTTTTTCAAAAATAGGAGTAGAATCGGTAGTTAATTCAAAATCAGTTCTATTAATTCTAGTTCCATTTATAGAATTATAGAAGGCATTAAATATTTTCTCATTTGATGCTCCATAATTATTGTCTGGGTATGTATTCAAAAGATCTAAATCAGAATAAAATATTTTACTTAATGTGGATATTTCAATATCATCATTTTGCCCAGAATCTGGATAGAATTTTAAAACACAATTTGATCCACTTATTTCTGCACCAAAAGTTCCAATTCCAGAAGCATCATCAAATATATCTGTTGATCCTGCTGATAAGAATGGTGATTGTTGCGTATAAATGTTTACCCCATCATTTATAACACTTACTTGATGTAAAGCTTTAGTTGATCCAATACTGACTTCAACAATCGATCTAGACGTATTGAAAAGTGTTTTATCCACTGAAAGAATATTAGTTGGAGATCCTCCAGTTGTCGTACTAAATTCGGATTGATAAATTGCAGATCTTTCATTTCCTGGAATTTGGCCTCCAAGTATAAATCTAAATGTTGAACTAATTCCAGTTACAGTTGTTGTTCCAAATCCCACGATATTGGATCTTATCTTTACGGAATTTGATGTATTATTCTCATGATAGATTGAAAATACTCCATTAGACAAATCTGAGTAGAATGTTCCTATTTGAGATCCAACAGAAATGGTTTCACCATCCAAATCTGAATAGTAATCTGATAAGAAAGAATCCGTATCGTTGTGCGTAGCATACAATTTAACAAAATTAATCTCTCCAGTAAGATTATCCTTTACTTCCGCATTTATCATTGCAGATTTAAAATTATCTGAAACTGCGGAGAAAATAGTTGTAGACCCGGTACCAGTGGTTTCGGCAGCAACAGAAGATTCTAAATTGATAAATCCTACGGTTGTGTTTCCAGATCCGATAGCATTGGAGTTAAATCTTTGTTTGATAACTTTAATATCATAATCAATATCAAATGGATTTTTGGGGACAAATCTCAAAAATGTCTCATTTATTTCATTTGTGTCCAACTCAAATGATCCATAAGAATTTTCTTCTGTATATTCTCCAGACCCAATATTAACTATAGATTCATTTTCAATAATTGAAGAATGTTGGTTAGTAGTTAATACTGTAATTTCGGATAATTGAAGTTGAGATCCATTTGTACTTTCAACCTTGAAAAGATATCTATTATATGAATCTGATGAAGTTATTTCATCAATATTTGTAAATACAGTATTCTCAGACTCAAAGTTTGAAAATTGACCACTAATATCATCAATTCTTAAAACTTCATTTCCCTTTAATTCAATATAGTTTGTTAATTTTTTATTTTGGAGAATAATAAATTTGGATATTTCATCAGTTCCTTCATCTCTAGCAAGATCAAAATTATAAATTGTATCTACTCTAACTTCATCGGGAATAATGTCTTTCACAACTGTCATTGAATTTGTGGATCCAATTGAAGCCGTTGCTGATGTAGAAGTTAATCCAACATCAGCAAAGTTCTTAAGACCACTAACATGAGTTAAATTTTGAACTGGAGATTTTTGTTTTTCGTAAGTTACAGAACTCTTAATAGAATATGAAAGATTTTGATAATAATCATTATCCTGTAAGACTTGAAAATCTTCACTAAGTTTTCCAATTTCATCAGACCATCCAATGTCTTTTGTATTTGAATAATTTACATTAAATATTGCGGAATTATCAGTTATACTTTCTATTGTTGCTCTTGTTGATGAAGAGGATCCTTTAATAACTTCATTTTGTGACAATTGATAAGATCCACGAACTTTTAATCTAATATCATCACTTTCAACTACAAATAAATCAGACAATCCATTGGAGGTAACTAATTGCTCTCCATTAGTAAATTTTGAAGGTACTAAAGTAGTTGTAAAAGATGGGTAATCTTTTTTATTAATAATAGTAGCTGTAGAATCTTGAACTGTTACTGCTATTCCAGTATTTGTTGTAAATTCCGTTAGACTCAGAACAACTTTATCATTAATCGACTGATTTTTAATGTAAGCAGATCCATTGGGATTAAAGACTTTGAAGAATTTATATCCATAGTCTGAAGAGTTGAATCCATCTCCAGCAGATCCAAACTTTTCAATTCCTTCAACAAAAACTAGATCTCCTTCTTTAAATGGTTGTGTAGTAAAAGTAGAAATTCCATTTATAATTGGAGTAGTTATTTCGCAAGTAAAGATTCCAGTATTTGATGATTCTACATTTACAATACTAATTCCATTACTATTATTAACTGAGAATACTTCAATTTTGGATGGTAATCCTTTAGGTGGAATTGTGATATCAACACTACTTATTGCAGATCCATTAATAATTGGAGATAGTAAACCATTGTCAATTTCTTTCCGGGTATTAAAGTCAATAACAGTTAAAGATGGAGCCGTAGTGTATCCATCACCAGAATTAGTTACTGAGACTACTCCAACTTCATTTGAATCTGACAATACAATACTTGGAGATATTGCTGCTTCAGGTCTTAGAGTGGGATCTGAAGAATATAGATAATTATCATTTACAATTTCAATTTCGTTAATATCTCCAATAACTTTAGAATTAGATACAACCTCTAATCCTTCTCCAGAGGAAGTTTGAGTTGGTGAAAGGAAAGGAAGTGACTTATACCCAGATCCGGAAGAAATGATATTTAATTTCGAAACTCCACCAATAGCAGTTTTAGATTTTGTGAAGTATTTAAGAGTATCACATTCTGCAGTAGTATAAGAAAGTTTTTCTGGTCTATCATTCAGATTAACCTTAAAGATAGTTGAGGATGTTCCAACTACCCCAAAAACTTTATATGTATTATTATATTCACTTTCGACGACATTAATTAAAGAGTAATTCTCTACTTCATTATCAGATTTAACGACTATACCATCTTTTTCTAAAGTATAATAGAGTTTTTCTGGAATAGTTGTGTCATACTTCAATACTCCAGTCGTATCATTTACACTAAAGACGGATGTATTACCAGTAGATACAAATTCATTTTCAAAATTTTCATCAGTATAAATTTTTAACTTATATTGACTTAAAGAAGAATCTGTAAGATCAAACTTAAGATCATTGTTTTTAACCATCGGTATTGATGGATTTATCAACGAAAGTTTTTGATTTGATCCACCAGAAGAAGTAAGGTCTACTATGGTAGGGGGAGTGTTCCTGCCATCTAATAATGTTTCAGTTAATTTTATTTCGTTTCTGTTTATTTTGAAAATATAGAATAATTTATTATGAACCGCAGTATTTGTAGAGTCTTCATAGAGAACTCTATCTCCAGTATTTAAACCATGCTCAGAAATTGCAATTGTATCAGTGCTTGTGTTGACAGCAGAGGACCCAAATTCAATTGGATTTACTAAAATCTTATCAATATTTGAATTATAGATAAGATTTACTGATGTTGATGTTCCAATTCCTACAGTCAAGTTTGGTCTAACATCCAAAGATACTACATCTCCGTTTGAAATACCATGAGAAGTTGAAACTGATACCGTTGCAGTATTAAATTCAAAGTCTCCCAAAATTTGAGTATTTACTGTTTCGAGAGAATACTTATCTTCATTTGGTTTGGTTAGTCCAACGTATCCAGTAAAATATAATTCTGAAGAATTCAGAGTAGTTTTTATACCAATCAGATGAGGTCCTTTATTGACAATAAAGAAGTTTCCTCCATCTTGTAAAGTTTGAGCGTTACTGGCATCTCCATCTACAGAAACTCTTAATCCGATGCTACCTTGATTGTAAACAACTTTTTGATTGTGTTCAAATGGATGCTGATTATAATAAATTGATCTTGCAGGCAAGTCTCTGGTTAAAGTATTATTTCCAAAATCAAACGTTACCGATGTCGATATCCCAGAAACAGTACCAAATCCGACAGATTCACTAGGATTGAAAAATATTTTTTTATTAATTTTAGAATCAAATTTATCTGAATTTGGTGTAGTAATAGTAAAACTATCTGGGAAGAATGATACTGCAGTTCCAACTGCATGGCTAGTTCCAACTAAACCTCTCTCAACTCTCAAAATATTGTCATTGGGAAATACTCCAAGAATACTGAGAGTTTCTGTTCCTATTCCGATGCTACTACCTATAGCAATGTCATTTGGAATTGGAGAAACATAAATCTCTGTCGTAGCAGTAGAAGTTTTTACAGTTGATAGTGCAACAGCATTCGTTATAGACTTTACTGATATTTTAAAACTTCCATTTAAGTAACTTAAACTTGTAGAGAATCCTGATATTTTAATTGTATCAGAATTATTGAAATTGTGCTCAGGTAAAACGTAAACTTTAGTTGTATTTTTATCTACCCATTCAAATACACTATTAGTATATTGTGTAGAAATACTTTCAATTTTTTCTACTTTTTTACCTTCAACTTGGTCAACATTTACTAGTAGTCCAGATCCAACTCCATCAGAGGCAAAATTTATGATGTCTCCAACTTTATAGTTTTCTCCAGAATTATTAATTGATAAAGAATCTACAGAACTAGATAATATTGATTTAATTTCTACACTCTGCTTAACAGCATCATTAGATTCTGGAATATAGTCATAATTTGCACCTTTTTCAGAAACTTTATATGGTGTTGTATTTCTCAGTAAATTACTACCTTTGAAATTAAAGGTTTGATCCAAATTCTGATCATATTGAGATTTAGAATTATAACTATCACCAATAAAATATGGGAATTGTGGTACATTTGTAGAATCTAAAGTTGCATGATAAACATATGTTCCATCGGGAAATTCTTCTGTTTTTTCGAATCTACCATTATGCTCGTCTAAGTCTTGACCACCTTTAAAAGTATAATCTTCGACAAAGAATCCACTAGAAAATCCTACTGGTCTATCTGTTACTAAAGTTGTATCCAGAACATATCCAGATTTTAGAGTTATAATTGAAGAATCTAAATCTTCTGGATCCGAGTTTCCAAAAGGTCCATAAATCGGATGTCCATCAAAAGCCCATCCAATAATTCCCG